TAATCAGCTTGATGGTGTCGCCTTCTTTGGCGAGCACTGCATGTGACTTGTTTGGGTTGCTAGGTGTGCGCTTGGGTTTGTTGTACCCAGCAAACTGCTCGCCGCGATAGGTGATCACTTCTTCTTGGGCTTCGGCTTCTTAGCGGTCTTAGCAGATGCCTTGAATGCAGCAGCAGATGGCCTGCCGGCTTCACCTTTGCGCGCCATGCGCTCGTCGCTGCCAGCTTCAATGCGCTTGCGCTTTGCGTTGATGTTGGCGTATAGACCTGGCTTCTTAGCCATCACTTCTTACCGCCTTTCTTTTTGGGTGCTGGTTTTTGGGGTTTGGCGGGGCCGGTGTATTTAGGCATGGGAGGCGCCACTCGGTGATGTCTGCTGACAGTTTACCGCCATCTGCTGTTGCCCAGCCCTTATCGGTGTAGATCGCAGGCACCCATGCCTCACCTACTAGCACCTCAACAGGATCGCTGCTGATGCCGGAGGGCGTGAAATGCCGCAGGTTAGGCAGGGTCATATCGATCTTGTAGATCCTTCAATGTTAACTCAGAGCCATCATCACGCACAAGCTTTGCGATGGCAGCATCAGGGCCGTACTTATCCGCCAATCTACGGAAGTAGGGTGCCTTACTGCCTAATGCCTGCTGCTGCCGCGCCAGCACATCTGCATTGGTTTCACCTGGCATCTTGTCTTTAAGCCATTTGCCGTATGTGGTGTTGATTGGCACCTGGCCATTTTTGCTAGCGCGTGTGGCTGTAGTTGATGGCGGCAGGATGCCTGGGTCGATCACCGGCACTGTCGTCGACCTGCAGTTGAAGTGCTGCGGCGGCGTTGGCCCCTTGCCGTATTCAAACTCTCGACCATCCAATGCACGACAAATGCTGCTGGTGCGGGTATCCAGCGTGGCAACGTAGCGGTACTTCTTGGTAATGTCTTGGTTGGCTTCATATACCTGTTGGCTGGCGGTGTTTGCAACTTGATTGATGCTGGTGCGTACTAGTGTGATGATTTGATTGTCAGCTACGGCTGTCGCTTGCCCGCCTGCTGCTGCCAGTTGCCGGACGGTCTTGGCTTCCTCGCCAAATTGCAGGCTCCCGATCAGCCGATTGGCGATGCTAGGTGTGGTTTCACCTGTCAGCAGCCCTTGCCGTACCACTTGGCTAAACCGCTCAGCTTGATCAACGGCGATGCCACGGAATGCCTTGGTGACCACCTCGCCATTGGGTAGTGTGATCATGGTGCCTTTGGCGGCGGTCAAGTTAAACGCACCAGTGCCAGCTTGGCGTGCTAATGCTTCCGCGCCTTCTACTGCTGCAAATAGGTCATCGCTCAGCGCCACCACATTGAGCTGTGTCGGGTCAGTGGTGACCACCGACTGCGCAAACTGCGGGCTGATCTCTACGGTGCGCACTGCATCACGGCTGCCGGCAGGTAGCGCCTTGCGCAGTTCTTCAGTCACGAACTCAGATTGCAGCTCCGCTAAACCTTGCAGCTCCGTTGCGGTTAGCTCGGTTGCATCCCCAGCCCATCCTGCTAACGACTGCTTGAGCTGCGCCAAGACGCCGCGCAACCTAGCCGCCTTATCCGGTGCCGCTAAATCGTCAATCACCCGCAACTGGTTAACGCTATCAATGATGATGTCGTTATACGCATTGATCACACGCCGCGCCACGCTGTTGCTGTAGCGGTTCAGGTCTATTGCATTGCGGTATAGCGCCTCGGGTGTGCTCATTCGATAATACCTAAATCTGCAGCGGCATACCCTGACCTAATACTTACATTAGCGCCGCGTTGTAATGCACTGGTTACTACAGCGGCAAATGCGTCATAGCCGTTCTGGCCATCTTCCATCAGCACCATCTCATCTACCTCATCAGCCTTGCCATCTACATACCAGCTAACGCGCACGATTGCTAGGATTTCTTCTGGCAATGCGCTGACGTGATAATCAAGTTCTTGGTGCCTCGGCTTCTCCGGTTCGATCATCACTGCTACGTCGATCAACCAACTGATCAGGTTGTCGAGCAGGTCGTAGATCCATTCCCGCATTTGCTGTGGCATCTAGTTCTTCCTCAACGTCGAAGTCATCGCCTAGCACCTCGCCATCAGACAATTGCTGCAGCAAGGTTTCTTGGGTGATGGTCCCTGCAGTGTAAAGCTGCAGCAGGCTGTTGATTTCCTGCGGGTCGAGCCTGGTGCCCATGAAGTCACGGTTGACATGGCTGCTACCGGCTGCTTCATTTTGCCCGAGGTACTGCGCGTGAAACTGCAAGCAGTTGTCGATCATGTCCTGCATGTTCTGCGCAATCACCATCATGGTGCTGTCGCCTTGGCTGCGGTTAATGCGCTTGGCTTCGGCAGTTTCAGCCGTTAGCTTCTGGCCTAACACTGCTGACAAGCCCAGCTCATTGATCTGCATCGCCAACGCTTCTAGCCGCTTGAACTGGTACTGAAAGCTGGTGCCACCGGGTTCGATGTACTCAGCGCGGCCTTCAGCAGGAAATGCAATGGCTTCACCGGGACCAGCGGATACTTCTTCAGCGCTTGACGGAAAGCCGAACAGCGCCAACATGGGCACCGCTGAGACATGGAGGATATTGTCAAGGTCTGACTGGATCTGATATGTCTTTAGGTTCAGCTCTGCAATATCTTCCAGCGGTGGCCGTGACTCCATGAAGCCAGTGCGGTTGGCGTAGGCAATACTGAACGGGATCTCGCTAAGGCTGGTGCGGCCTTCATCTACTAAGCGGAAGTCACCCTTGTCATCCTTCTGGTGGATCTCATATTCACCAGGCGTTAGCACCCGCACCTGCTGCACTAGCTTCTCGCCGTACAAGCCATCAGGCACGCTGGCCACCTCCTGCAGCCTGAGCATGGTTAGCTCCTGCTTGCCTTCCTTTGCTTCAGTGCGCCAGCCTAAAATCTGGCGCGGCGTATATGTCACCCAATAGGGTCTACCGCCATCAGCAGGTGCATCCACCAATGTACCAACGTGGCCATAACGGACCATCTTGCGGGCTGACTCATATGTCCAAACGTTGAGGTCATTGCCGTTGAGGTCAACATCAAATAGCTGTTCGGTGATGGTGTCGCTGGTATCAACCAACCTGACCGGCTTGCGCGTCAACATACCAGCCAGCAACCGCTCAAGGCGCTGGTAGTACGGCGGGCAAACGCTACGCGCTAGGCGGTTGTCGTAGGACTCGTCAATCTCCCTAGGTTCCTGCGGTAGGTAGCGGCGATGCTTCTGCCGCATCCCAAACGTGCCTTGCAGTAGATCCTCAATCAAGATCCAGTGCTGCTCTTGCGCGTACCAGGCAGTGTTCGGGTCTTGAACGCGAGTTACCTTGCGCTCTGTAAGAGGACGGTCGTATGCGCCAAGACCCGAATACATGTTCTACGTCAAGCTGCTGTTAGTGTAACGCTGTTACGGCTCACCTTAATCTCAAACTCATCACCAGGCTTAAATGCTTCGGTGATGTATGCACTGCCGACCATTAGGTTGCCGTTGAATTGCACCTTAGTCTTGTAGCTAAGCTTGCGACCTGCTTTCTTGCCGGTAGTTGCCAGGCTGATGCCTTTGGCTTCTAGCAATGCCTCATAGAACTGCGTGAAGCAAACCTTTTCATCCTTGACGTAGCCGCAAGCGCGAACGATGTCAGTTTTATTGGAGTCGCCAAGTTCCTTGACTTTAGCGATCAGTTCAGATCCGGTGAGCATTGGGTAGTGAATGGCAAGCCTGGTCAATATAGGCGCACGCCTGTTCCACGTCCAGCCCCTGCATGTAGTGGGTTGAACTCACGCCATATGACGTAACCGAGTGCATCGTTCATGTGGTCGTAGCCGCCATCCTTATCGGGGTCGCCTTTCTCGCTGTAGCTCTGTAGCTCTAAGCATTCAATCACCTTGCGGCAACTGGCTGCGATGGTAAGCCTGACTTGACCTTTGCCATTTTCCAGCAAAGCCTGAACAGCAGCCACGCGATCACGAACGCCAGGGTTGCTCTTGGGTGATTGGTTACTGAAGCCATAGGACTCCAAGATCTGGATATCGGTTTGGCTTGCATTGGTGCTGCGGTTACCGCCACTGGCATCTGGGTATGCATAGACCCGGTGATCGGGATAGCGCCGCTTGATCTCCTGTGCCAAGGCGTCGGTATCATGCGCGCCAGATATCTCATCAACTACTAGCAGGGTGTTGCTTTGCCTGATGGCGATGACAGCCGACATGTTGCCCACGTTGAAGTCAACGCCAACCCTGAGCGGTTGCTCGCTGATGTCTGGTAGCTCGGTGATGATGTGCTTAGCACGATCAAAGCGGTCATATACCTGGCCAGTGGTGAGATTGACAAACTCACCGTCGAGGTATGCGCGTAGCAGTTGTGGGTCGTAGTTGGCCTGCAACCGCTCGATGAAGTCCGGCGGTAGGTGTGGGTTATCAGCAGTGCGCATCTTGATCAGCTTGCGATCAGTGCGCTGCTGCGCGTCATCACTGCCAAAGGTGTTCCACATCCACCTAAAGCCCTCGGGTGTGCTGGCCGCGGCAAACTGCCTGACATTGCCAGACCGCAAGCGACCAAGGATCTTAGGAAATGCCTTATTGGCGATGGCAGGCGTCACGGTGTCGATCTCGTCCGCCAGCACCCATGCAAGGTTGAGGCCAATGATGCGTGACCAATTCTCAAAGCTGCGGCACAGGATCTTGGTGTCACCGCCTGGTAGGTGCAGCATGTACTCCGGCAATGGGCTAGCGCGGAAGGTATAGGGGATTGAGTAGGACTCTAGGAAATCATCAAAGTCTTGCACCCAGATGTCGCGCACAAGGATACCGGTCGGCTCCATCACGCAACCAATAAAACCCTGATTGGATAGCGCCAGCATCACTGCCTTAGCGCATAACGCACGGGTCTTCCCAGCGCCATAGCCAGCCGAGATGCCAATGATCTGCGTTGCGGTGTCATCAACAAACGCAAGCTGACCAGGGTGCAGGTCGTTGCGGATGCTTACCAACACCTCATCCATGGATGATGCAGTAGGCATCTCCATGAAACTAAGCAGCGGCGTATCTTCGCAGATGCCGGTGATCAGGCTCACTTCATTTCAAACTGCAGTAGCGAAGCCTGAGCCTTCAGGAATTGCAGCGCCGCAAGTCGGTTGGTCGTAGTGACGCCTTCCTCGCGATCTTCAGGATTTAGCTCCTGCCATCTCCAATCTTGCAACTCAGCAACGGACTGTTCCAACCACTTAGGGCGCTCAATCTCTAGGTCACGCGATAGCAGTTGCCGTGCTTCTGCAAGGTAAGTTTCACCTGTTCTTTCGCTTACTTTCCATTTTTCCGTAGCATGGCGAAGGATTCGATACCTAGATGCCCCTTTAATCAGGAGCCTGTAGATCTCATGCACCCGTAGGATTTTTTCGTGTTCAGTGCCCTTGCGCGCCATTGCTGTTAACTACGAATTTGCACAGGCATTACCAGGTAAGTCTGATCTGGTGCATTGGTTGGCGTCAGTACCACGGGTGTGGTCGGGCCATTTGCTGACAGTGTAATGG